CTTCTCCGTGAATTTTGCTCATTTTAATTTGCACTTCTCTTGGTAATGGTTGATACATTATTTTTTATACCTCGGATCATCTGCGTCCCCATAATGTAAATAAGACATCATAACATATTTTGGACCACTTAATGGTTTTAATCCTGCGTGTGGGTGAGTCCAAAAAGGTGGAAACACTAACAATCTTCCTGCTCTTGGTTTTACCCATATATTAGGTTTTGGAAACATTGTATGACCACCATCTTCAACATCATTAAGATATAATATAAAAACTAAAAATCTTTTTGCTGAATCACCCATAGAACGAACAACATCTACGTGGACTTTAAATTGGTCTTCGTCATTAGGCATATATTTTTTTATTCTTATATTTTCCATATCTATTACTGGTGGAAAATGAATATCCTTTATATTCAAATTTTTCATAAATCTTGTTTTATATTCTTCCATCATTGCAACAAATTTCTTTTTAGGTTCTTTCCAAAAATCTGAATCACCATATTTGTCTATATCTATTTCAGTAAAGTTTTTACGACCAGTTTTAAATTCATCTACCTGTGTTTTATCAAATTTGACTACCTGTTCAAACTTCTCAATAATCATTTGACAATCTTCAGGTGGCATTGCCCAATTATATATCATAAAATTATTTTGAGCAAAATTGTCTAATTCATCTGGTGAAAAATTAGCTAAATCTGGTAAAGTCATATTTTATTAACCTCCTCTTGATATGCACGAGCATTTGTAGTTGGAAAACTAGCAGGTGCTAAAAATGTTTGTCTAACTATTGCCGCTTGTTCATCTTTATTATTAACAAAGTATCCTTCTATATGGGTAAACCCATTTCTCTTTGCCCAATACACTCTTTTATTACCTGTGTGTACTGAAATGCCAGGTATACAATTTCCTTCTTCGTCTTTCTTCCATCTTCTTTTTAACCAATAGTGTTCTAAATCTGTATAGATAATAGGAAACTTCATACCTGCACTTTCAATACTAGTTTTAAAAGCAGGATATCTTTTTATCATCCATTCATAATCAGCAGTTAACATTAAATCTTTAACAGGCACTATTGTAACTTTAGGTTTTATTCCTTTTAATGGTGCGTGTTGACAGATTACATATTGTCTTGCTTTTAATAATTTCATATATTTAATTCAAAAACATCAAACTCAATGCCTTCTAACTCTTTTGGTTTACCTTTAGGGTAGTCAGGCCATACTTGGAATTCTTCTCCTGTTGTATCACTTTTGCAACCTGCAACTAACCAATCCCATTTAAACTCTCCATCTACAACAAACTCGTTCATCACTTCGTATCTTCCATCTGGTTTTTGTAAAAGTAATTCTTTTTTACACTCTTCCATACTTTTATACCAACCTTCCATTTGAAAAGTTTGTTGTGTTTCTATTGGACTATGACCAATTAGATATGCAAGTATTAATATTTTAAAGTCGCCCATAATGTGCCTTTGCTATATACCAACTATCAACTATATCTGATACTGGATTGCCTGCTTTTGTTGTGTCTAATAATTTCTTTAAATCTGTTTTTGTATCTTTACAAAATTGTTCATACATCATTTCTTTATCTGCATTACCCTTACCTGTTGCAAGTTTCTTAACAACACTTGGTACAATAACACTATATTTGTATTTTTGTTCTGCTAATCTATATTTAAGTATGCCACAATTTTCTGCTATTTGAAATAATGCTTGACCTTTAGAACCATAAGAATAGTTTTCTATTGCTATTGCTAGTGTATCTATATTGTCTTTAGAGTGATTTAATTTTAAGACTTTTAGAACCCAATCAGAAATTTGAGTAAATCTTTGGATAGGGTCTGTATAAGGTTGATGTTCATAACCAATTATATTACCAAATTTGCCTAAATGTTTTTTCTTATTAGTAAGAAAATAGAAATGACTATATTCAAACTTAAAATCATCTGTAACACATATGGCAGGACTTGTTAAACTATAATCAATCCCAACTAGTTTCTTCATTTTCATCTCCAATATCATCTTCTTCATCTATTTCATAACTACAAAATGGACAAGACATAGGTTTCATATCTGTTTCTTCTTCATCATATTTTATAGTATAGGTCACTTTACAATTACCACAACTAAACCTAGTGTTCTTTATTATCTCTTCGTCCATAATATATTTTATAATTTAAATTTCTTAAACTGATCCTTTTGTACATCTTGTTTAATACCACCTATAACATAACTTTCAATTTCTGTTTCCTGTGGTGCATTTTGTAATGACCTACTATTTAACCAATGGTCAACCCAAGGCAATGGATTTACTTTCTGGTCATATTGTGGTTCTAATCCTATTGCTCTCATACGTCTATTTGCCATATACTCTACAAATTGATGTAATAGTTTTTCTGATAATCCTATCATAGAACCTTTAGAGAACAAATAAGTCGCCCAACGTTTCTCTTGTCCTACTGCATTTTCATACATTGTATAAACTTCTTTTTCTGTATCTTTCATCACTTTATTCATAATTCTATCATTTTCATTATCACGATAGTTATTAAGTATTCTTTGTGAGATTGATAAATGTAAAGTTTCATCACGTGCTATCAATGATAATATTTTAGCAGAACCTTCTAACATTTTTAATTCTCCAAACGCAAACGAACACGCAAAAGAAACATAAAATCTTAATCCTTCTAATATATTAACAGTCATCAATGTTAAATATAATTTCTTTTTCAACTCATACATATCAACACTATCTGGTTTTAATTGCCATTTATAACCTAAATTTATCATATCATCATATCTTTGTGTTATACTCATTGCTCTTTTCTCAATCTTTTCATCTGAAATTATAGTATCAAAAACTTCACTAGGATTTGAATATAAATTTTTAATGATATATGTATATGAGTGTGAGTGTATGTTTTCAAAGAAGTCCCACGCAAGAACACAACTCTCTAATTCAGGTATTGAAACAAAAGGTAAAAATGCTAAAGCAGGTCCTCTTCCTTGCACACTATCCATCATTGTTTGATATTTTAAATTAGATGTAAAGATAAACTTTTGTTGTTCATTTAACTCTCTATAGTCTGATATATCTTTCTGTAAAGATACTTCTTCTGGTCTCCAAAAATAACCTAATTGTTGTTGAAACAATTTATTAAAGATAGGATATTTTAGTTCATCATATCTTTGCACCTGTAAGTCTTTACCAAAAAACATAGGTTGTTTAGTATAGTCTAATTTTTTTTCTGTATTAAATACGCTTTTAGTCATTTATTGGTTCTAATTCTGCTTGTAATCTTTCTGATTCTGTTAAATTATAATGGTGTTCATCACTATCACCTGCTGTCCATTTATCCATATTATCTACACTATATTCTCTAGTAGATACTTTATAATCAGGTCTTTTTGGTTTACTTGGTGTTAAAGACTTGTCATAAAATAAAACTCTATTGTTTGGTTGAGCAGCAAAATGACCATTATCTAATTTTATTATGTTAAATGATTTATGTTGTGATGGATTTTCACTATAACCTACGTTCAATTCTTTATTCGTTGCACTACAACTATCTATACTAAACATATAATTACCTTCATACATTTTTTTACTTGGCGACAAATATGTACATCTATTACCACTCACTAATTGCTTCTCAATAACTGATATATCATAATCAAAACAGTCCCATAATTGTAATTCACTTAATTTTATATCTTCTTTCGTTTTTTTCCATACAAAAGCATTTATAGGCAACTTATCATATAATGCTCCACTTTCATACAGATATGTTTCAAAATATAATGCTCTACCTTGAATACTTTTAACTGTACACCAGATACCTGGTTCAAACTCTCCGTGACCTTTCTTCAAATCGTAAAGGTATTGTTTTTTAACTAGTACCTCTATATGAGGAACATTTGCACATAAAAACGCCATTTGGCTCCTTTAAATTACACAGGTTTCACATTCTTCTTCGTCTTTTATCTCCGTTATAGTTTTGGATTCTGGTACATCATCTTTCCAACCGATAGGATGTACAGGTTCCTCTATATCTTTCTTACTATCATATGTGTTTTGATAATAAGAAGTCTTCCAACCTAATTTATAAGTTGTTAATAAATCTTCTGCCATTATTGATAAAGGTATTTCTCCTTCATCATAATTTTCAGGATTATATGACCAATTACCACTAATTGATTGGTCAAAATATTTTTGCATTACTGCTACTATGTTTATATATCCTTCATTACTTTTCATATCCCATAATAACGTATAATTATTTTTTAATCTTTTATAATCAGGTACAACTTGTTTTAAAGTACCTTTCTTACTTTTCTTAACTGAAATATAATCTCTAGGTGGTTCAATGCCGTTTGTGGCATTACAAACCACGCTAGAGCTTTCAGAAGGCATTTGAGCAGTGAGTGTGCTATGTCTTAACCCAAATTCCTTAATATCTTTCCTCAAGTCTTCCCATTTATATGAAAGTTTCCGAGATACAATCTCATCTACTTCTTTTTTGTAGGTGTCAATTGGTAAGATACCATCTGAATACTTTGTTTTGTCAAATGCTTCGCACTTGCCTTTTTCTTTTGCTAATTCATTACTAGATTTTAATAGATAATACTGGAATGCTTCTGATAACTTATCTACTTCTTTCCAAGCAGTTTTAGTTTCATAACCAAGTCCTAATGTTGCTAAGTAGTGAGCAAGACCTATATATCCAATTCCTAAACTTCTTCGTCTTTTTGTAGAAATTTCTGCCGCTTTAACTGGATATCTTTGATGGTCTATAACTTCGTCTAATGACCTTACTGCTAAATCACATAAGGTTTCTAATTCATCTAAATCTTTTAAAAGTCCTACATTAACTGCTGATAAAATACATAACGCAATTTCTCCTTCACCATCTATATGACTTATTGGGTCTGTAGGTAAAGTAATCTCTTGACATAAGTTAGACATATAAACTCTATCTTTAAAACTAGAGTGTGTATTACAATGGTCTATATTCATAATGTAAATACGACCTGTTTCTGCTCTTTCTTTTAAAATTGCCATAAACAAGTCCTGTGCTTTTACTTTAGTTTTCCATACACTTGTTTTTCTTTCTGCTGTTTCATAAAGTTCATCAAATTCTTTTGTTCCCCACGCTTCATAAAGTTCTGGTACTTCGTGTGGTGAAAATAAAGTTATATCTTCATCATTAATAAATCTTTCGTAAAATAATTTTGATAACTGTATAGAGTAGTCTAATTTTCTTACTCTATTATCTTCACTACCTTTATTATTTTTTAATACAATTATATCTTCTATTTCTTTGTGCCAAATAGGGAAGTGAACAGTTGCCGAACCTCCTCGTACTCCGTTTTGAGTACAACACTTAACAGTTGCTTCAAATTTTTTAAGAAAAGGAATAACGCCAGTATGTTGTACTTCACCACCTCTAATACGTGAGTTGATCCCTCTAATTCTTCCTGCATTGATTCCAATACCTGCTCTTTGGGCAACATACTTGCCAATAGCCATATCGCTGGAAAAGATACTAGGCAAAGTATCATCAACATCCACCAAGACACAACTCGCATACTGCCTAATAGGAGTTCGTACACCAGCCATAACAGGTGTTGGAATATTGATTTTAAAACGTGAAATAGCGTCATAATAT